AGCGAGAGCCTGCTCCTGAGCCTGCTCCTGAGCCTGCCCCTGAGCCGCAGCAGGGCGATCTTTTTGAAGCCGCAGAAACTGCCACGGAGGCAGCAGAAAATGCAGAGCAAGCCGCTGAAACTGCCGAGCGAGCCGCTGAGCAAACAGATGAAAGACGACCCAGCCGTGGTGCTGTACGTGACGGACAGAGCGCTGCCGATGAGCAGCCAGATGCTGAGCCAAGCGTGGATGTGGATCGAGGACGAGACGAGCGACCTGCCGGACGAGCTGGAAGACGTACAGCCCGAGGAGTGGGCCGCGATAGCGTACCTGCTGAGCGAGGTGAGGTTCGAGCAGAGCCAAGCAACCTTGCACTAGACAGCCTACCGCCAATCGCTGTGCCTATGCAGCGTGCGTTCAACGCGCCTACTGAGCAGAACACTAATTCTCTACTTAATCAGGCAGAGACAGACGGCATTCTTAGTCGAGAGCAAGTGGACTCATTTAAAGAGACCATTAAGCAGGGCGATCAGGCGCGGGCTAAGGCGATCATGCACGTCTACCGCGAAACAATAGATAGTGCGTACTTCACCGCAAACGTCGACGTTGCGCTTGATATGGCTCGGCAGGTTAAGCCGATTAGGCAGATGGCAAATGATGTGCCCGCCGAAGTTCGCGGTGCCGCCCAACGCGTTGCCGATGAACGACGCCAAGCTTTAGATCGTGAAATCGACGAAGAAGTTGCAGACATCGAGCGGCTGGAGCAGGAAGGCCCTGTCGATGACGACGCTGACCTTATGTTTAGTCGCATAGATGAAGTGCAACCGGGCGACACTTTGGCGCAAACTGACTTGGGAGCCAACAAAGAAAGGTTTGCATCTGAAGAGACCCAAGCGCAGTTTGAGCGGCAACTACAAAACGGAGACAACGAAGCTGCACTCCGCTTGATTGAGTCCAGCAGCAGCAATGAAGGGTACAGAACTCTTGCCCGGCGCATCATTAGCCTTGGTGCTAGTAGAGTCCCGTTGAAAGTCGTGAATGTAGGCGACAGAGGCCCCACCGGCTTAAACAGTGCTTACGGCGTTACGCAACTAGACCCCAACAACAATACTGTAGAGGTGTTTTTGCGTGGGGATATTGGTCTCAACCAAGAAACCCTGCTGCATGAGAACATCCATGCAGCTCTCATGTCTCGATATGATCTATTTAAATACTACTTAGTAAACGAGAGCATGCGGCGGGGCGTTGGAGATGAGTATATAGACATCTACAAAGACGTGTTTCTTGAGTTTAGGAAGGTTGCGGCTGAAGAGGCGCGCCGTCCGGGGGCTCCAACATGGCTGCGAGAGTCGGTCAACAAGCCTGATGAGTTTATAACGTATGCGTTGACGTCGCCGGATATGCAAGCTTGGCTACGTGACAAGCCTTACTCAAAAGACCTCTCCTTGTGGCAGAAATTTAAGGAGTTTATCCAAGAATTTCTCGGTATATCTGGACGTGAGCCTACATGGCTTGATGCTGCTGTTGGTGTCAGCAATCGGGTTCTGGATTCTGCAGACATAACCCGTCCAGACTTTTTACCTACTCAAAGACGTAAAGGCACTGCGCCTGTTGCTGGGCAAAGCGCGCAAACCGAACAGCTCTTTAGCCGTGGCCCGTTTGCGAAAAAGCAGCTTTCTACTGTTGAAGACCTAAAGAAGTCTGGTCAAAAACTGATCGACCGCCTCAAGGGGACGGCAGACATTGAGATTGTGCAATCTGCCGAAGATGTCCCCAACATCGACATGCCCAGCGGAGTTCGCGGGGTGTACTACCAAGGCAAGGTTTACATCATTGCCGATGAAGTATCTGAGTTTGACCTTGAAACTGTTATTGCTCACGAAGTCGTGGGCCACGCTGGCATGGAGGGGCTGCTAGGTAGACCGGGTTTCAACAATCTAGTGCAGCAGATCAAGCGCATCAAAACGACTAACCCCCGGATTCAGGAAGTGCTTGGCACTATTCGTCGGGAATACACTAACCATCATGGTGAGTACGCACTAGACGAAAACCAAGAAGCTCGCGAGATCATTGCTCACATTGCTGAGTCGAAGACCAATTTGCTCTCCGATAACGCGGTGCGTCGTGTGTGGGACAACATTGTCCGCCGTGTGCGTGCAGCGCTGTCTAAGCTTGGGTTTGTTGACCCATCTGACGTACTGCTTGATCAGTTGATATTTGAAGCTTCGCTCTACGCAGAGGGTGGGCGCGGCGCACTCAGAAAAAACCGGGTTTTCCTGCGCCCAGAAGATATGGCGGCGCACACCATGCAGCGCGCATGGGACAAAGGCTACCGTGGGTTTGATCTCCGCGAAGCAGGGCAGCATCTACAGGACGTAGCTGCGGGCCGCGTGCAGGTTACTGACCGCACCAAAGAGAACATTGAAGACCTGCCTGTTGACGACAGTTTTTACGACGACGTTAGCTTTTCTCGGAGGGCCGAAGCAGCTCGCCCGCTTAATGATGGGTTTGATGAGGTGGTCGAGCGTCGTGCACCCACCGACCCCGTAGGAGTGGCCCCCGCCAAGACTGTAAAAAATATCTTGAGGGGTGAATACCGGCTGTTTGATAGCTTCAGGGTCAAGATGGTGGACGCTTCGGCCACTATCGAAGATAAGTTTATGAAGCAGTTTGGCAACGGGCTGCGGGACGGAGCGACTGGGCTGATTAACCCAATGGTTTCGTACGTTCAGTCTCTCCGGTCTGAAGGGTTGGCAGCAATGGTGCTGCATAAAGGGTCGCTGGAGTTTGAGAAAGATACCGGGCTCTGGGCTGCGGTCAAGAAAGATAATGCGGCGTCTTTTTCGGACGTTATAGCTGAACTCAAACAGCTGGGCGAGACTATCGGCCACACCAACGCAGTCAATCGGTTTGACCTTGCCACTAAGGCTCAGCGCGAACTGGAGATAGACAAGAATAACGAGGAGCTACAGCGTAAAGCTGATGCCGCCCGTGCGCGTGGCCGGACAAAAGAAGCTAATCAGCTGGAAGAAGGCATTGTTGACCTGTATCCGAATATGGACGGGCAGCAGATCATCGAACGCCAGCGAGAAAACCGCGAGGCGGTGAAACTGTTTGCTCAGTACCCTCAGCTGCAGTCGGCATTTGATAGCTTTACCCAGTTCAAGAACAACCAGCTGGATGCCATGGTCGAGTCCGGTGTTATCTCAAAAGAGTACGCCGAAGACTTGAAAGACAACATCGCTTACGTGCCATTCAATCGCTTGATGGACGACGCAGACCCAAACTCTGCTAGTGGGTATGAGGTCCACACCACCGGGTTGATGAGGATAGGCGAGTTCAAGCGCCTCCAAGGCTCTCCGCGAGAAGTTGGCAACATCCTCGACAACATGGCCAAGCTCTCAATGTGGATGACGCAGGCTACAGTGCGAAACCACGCGGCTAAAGAGATGGCCAACGGGCTCCGTCGAATTGATGGCGGGCTTCGCGGGGAGTACAACTCAGCGGAGCAAATACCTAAAGACCTTCGCCCTCACAGCATTTCTTGGAAGGAAGAAGGCGTTCGCAAGTTTGCCGTGCCTACAGACCCGCTGGATGCGTACGCATGGCGAGGCACAGAAGCAATTAACGTCCCTGCGTTGAGAACCCTGTCGATGCCAGCAAATGTTCTGCGTAAAGGCATTACGCTGTCTCCTGATTTCATTATGAGTCAGCTCCAGCAGGACACTTTCCGTGTATTTGCTTTCGGTGGCATGAAAAATGGAGCGCGGGGCGGGTCGCGGGTTGCTAAAGGCTTTGTACAGGTTAGAAACGAACTGCGTAAAGGCGAGTTCGGTGAAGAAAACCTGAACAAGTACGGCATTGTCGGCCAGTATGACTACATGCCCGAGCAGGCGCGCAGGTCAGTAGAGCGTGAAGCTGTCGGAGAAGAGCTAGGTTTTGGCGGTAAAGTCATTCGCTGGGGCGAGCGCAATGCTGAAGCTTCTGATCTTGCCCAGAGAAAGGCGGTTTACGATCAGTATTTAGCTGAGACAAACGACCCGCTGATGGCTTTCTGGGGCGCGTCCGAGGTCATCAACTTTAACCGTCGCGGCATTAGCCCGGTGGCTTCTGTTGCTCGTCAAACGATACCTTTCATGAACGCCTACATGCAGGGCATGAACGTGCTGGCTAAATCTATAGTCGGTAGGGGGCTGAGCCAGCAGGATAAAAAGCGAGCACTGGCTACGTTCTGGGGCGGCATGCTAAAGCTGAGCATACTGTCTGGCCTTTACGCTGCGATGTTTGCTGACGACGAAGACTACGTTAATCAGCCGTCTCACGTGCGGTCTAGGTTCTTTCTGGTCCCCTTGGGTGATGGCACTCCACCGCTCAGGCTCGCTATGCCAGCCGACGTCGGGTTTATTGCAAAGACGCTGCCTGAGTCTGCCGTAATGCAGATGATGCGAGACGATCAAGACTCTAAAAAAGTTATCAGGGAAATACGTGACTCGTTCATGACTGCAGTGATGGGGCCGAATCTTACGCCTCAGCTGATCAAGCCGACGCTTGAGGCCACGGTCAATTACAACTTTTTCACTGGCGGCCCGATTGTTGGCATGGGTCAGCAGTACAAGCAGATCGAGGATCAGTACACAGAAAGCACTTCGCAGCTTGCTCGTCTGTTCTCTAATGTGGGCGTATCACCGCTGGTTGCTGACCACCTCCTAAAAGGCTATACCGGCACACTGGGCATGACGGGCCTCACTTTGACTGACATGCTCTACGAGCAAGCTACGGGCGAAACCCGGACAAGACGTGAACTTGGCGAGCTGCCAGCAGTAAGGACATGGTTTGCACGCACTAAGGGCACTGGGTTCAAGCAGGACTTCTACTCAATGCGCGACGACGTACGTGCAGCCGTTGGGTCGCTGAACTTGGCTAGGGAGCGTGGAGATGTTGAGCGGGCGCAGGATATTTTAGAGAACGACCGCCGTTTGCTTCAGGTTCGCAATCAGCTCAATAAGGTGGACGACACCATCAAGAAGAGCAACGCACGCATCAGGCAAATTCAGGACTCTGACCTTCCCTCAGATGAGAAGAAGCGCCGAGTAGATGCTGAGCGTGACCTGCAAGCTAGGCTGGCGGGGCAGATTCGCCGGATGAGGTCGTTTATCTACGACCAATAAAAAAGCCCCCGTAGGCCGGGGGCAAGCCACTTCAGAGACCAGTGACGTGGTCAGGAGGAGGAGAGAGCAAAACGTCACTGTAAGTGGGATTCTACCGGATTCTCCATGTTCGTAAACCTTTGATATAATTCTCAGTTCGCTGCATACACCTCACTTCGATGCCAAACTCCTTGGCAAGACGTTTTATCTGGCTCCGGTAAGTCTCGCAACGCAGGCAGGGGACAAAGAAACTGTCCCCGACACGCATACCGCCAAGCACAGCTTCAAAGTCCCACCGAAGCACATCCTAGTCCTCATCCTCAGCACTGCCATCAGCACGCTTTTCTAGGGTGTCGAACAGGGCCTCAGCCTCATCAGGGTCGCACTGGAACACGTGAGCATCCACGCCCGGTGCGGTAATTGCGGTGCCTGCCATCATGCGCTTCTTAACGGTCTTGAGGTATCTGAAAGTAGAGCCTTCCTCCGACGCCTGCTTTAACGCTTCTGTCTCAGTAAACTGCCTGTCTACGCAGTACTCGCGGAACGCCTTCTTGGTTATGTACATCCGGTTTTCATCGAGTTCAAACCTAGCGACCAGCTTAGAACTGCGCGACGGCATCCAGACATTATCGCCACTGCGCGGGTTGATGCGGTTTCCAACAGCCAAAATGCTGTTTGAGTGGTCCATCAGGAACTCACCCACCAAGTCATCAGCCAGCACCACCTCAGACTGCACCTCGCCCCGCAGGCCCATCAGGTACTCGCACACCCAGATTTCTAGATTGACTAGGTCGTAGTCGTGCAAGCCCAGCTTCTGAGCAATCCGCAAGCCAACCAGAATCATCGCCAGAGTGCTAACCCAGAACCGCTCGTCCATGCGCTTGCCAATCTGCTTGAAGATACGGTCACGCTGCTTCTCATACAGTCCGGGGATGCTGTCTTTATTGTCGACCAGCCAATGAGCATACACTTCACCAGCAACGCCAAAATTGTCGTTGATCTTGTCAAACAGGATGTCCGCGTCCTCGACGTACTCGCGCTCGACGTGCATTTCAATCAGCCGCATCATTTCGCCGTCAGGCCGAGCCTTGGCTTTAGCCAGCTTGCTCATCATTGAAGCGTTAGAGTTAGTCAGCAGAATGGTTTTCCACGAGCTAATGTTCTTGCGCTCCCGGTTTACGTCGCGCTCCATACGGTGCCTAGCACGCCCCTGAGACACGGCATAGATCATGTTGGAGAGTAGATCGGGTGCCAGATTGGTCATTTCGTCTGACATCACAGGCAGATTATTCATCACGCCAATGCGGTGCATCTTCGACAGATGCGTATCCTCCGCAATCAACGATGTTCCCTTGGGGTCGCCGAATATGCTCATAGCCAAGTAGCCAGCCGTAGATTTACCTGTGCCTGACTGGTTACTAATTAGGTTGATGGTCGCACCCGGCAGACCCGTAAACGCCATGAGCGGAGCGGCAAAACCGGAACCGGCGACAAGCTGCAGGGGCTCCATCCTCGGTCGAGCCAGCACGTTGAAAGCTGACTTCCACTCGCGCAGAGTGCCTTGCGGCTCAAAGTACCGGATCAAATCAACCGTAGTGCTAGACGCGGGGTTGTGTTCATACTTGTCGCCCTTGATGTAGGCACGGTTGCCGACGATGAACTTGTCTCGGTCTATCGTCCACCCAAACTGAAGCTGAGCTTGATGTGCCTGCTGCAGCTTCTGTAGCTCCTTAGTGAATCTAATTGTATAGTTCATAATCTCTTTCATTTGGTTCTGTGTGGCCGCCACGCCTTCACCGCCAAACGTTTCCCTAAACTGGTCTCCGGCCATAAGCCGCTTTAGCGGAACTGTAAACTCTTTAATGCCGTCTTTGGGTAGGTGGAGGCGGAATACAATCGACTCGCCATCGTTCGGGTCAAAAACACGCTTCACTGGGTAGAGATCATACTCGTAGACCTTGATCTCCTGAGCGTCGTCACCCGACCCTTCCTGCCTGTAAACACCACCGCCGTGCGCCCTGAAATAAGGGAATGGGGGTCTGAACCCGGCAGAAGAGTCGTCATCCTGCGATTCAGTGTCAGCACTGTCTTCGTCGTCCTCGCTTGAATTGTCCTCCTCAGAGGCGTCATTTGGCTGAGTATCAAGCATAAACAGCCCGTTCTCGTCGCGCTTAACTTCGCTGCCAAGCTGTATAGGGCTGCTTATCTTCCCCTTGTGCGGACAGCCATCGCACAGGCTGGGCATAATGTCGCCAATGGTCTCGCAGGTGTACGGGCCCTTGGTCAGCTTGGCTTTTTCAAGCGTAGCTTCCGGGGTGTACCCAGAATACTTTTTAGACATCAGATGAATAGCTTCATCGGCGTCTTCGCAAGCCCATGCAACGGATAGACCCGCACGCCAAAGAGGCTCGTCGATGCCCTCTTGGTTCATGATTATGTGCTTGATGGCGTTGCAGCCCGTGTCTTTCAAGCTGCGGCGTGCGATCTTTTTAAACTTTGAAGTGCGAGCGCCTATAAGCGCTTTTGCAGTAGCACTAAGCTCCCCGTAGTCGCGCTTTGGTGTTGACTCCTCACGGGGCAGGTCAAGCGCATCAAGGCTAGTCTCTATGTCATCAGCCGTTGTCACTTCGTACTCGTCGCCCATGACGAATACTGTTTTGGGGTTCTCAGCGTCCTTGAAATTTACTGTGGATGGAAGCCGCAGTATGCGTGCGGAGTCCGCCGTGACTGCAGGGTCCGCTTCAAGGCCAATAAAACGACATGCAGCCTTTAACTTTCCTGCGATGCGAAGCCAGTCTTCGCTGCCCACGCTGTCGTGAAGTGGCCAGTAAACATGCACCCCGTTACCAGAACTGACCAGAAGCGGCTTCGGTAGACCTGACATCGGCAAAAAGTCTTCCCACAAAGCCGAAACGGCCTCGTCCTGTGAGGAGTACTCTTTGCCCGGCCCGCAGTCGAGGTCGAGCCAGAACGACTTCATCCACGCTGCATTGTCTTGTGTTCGTTTGTCGCTGCCTTCCTCAAAGGAGGCTACCGCAAAGTATGCGTTGACTTCCTGATCAACTAGGTCTGCTGCTCTCTCCGCAACTTCGTCTTTTGTTTCAACGAACTGTTGCCTGACCTTGTTCTCGTGGATGCCAACAACGCAGTAGATTCCACTCTCGGGAAGCACAGCATCGAGGAAGTCTTGTAGTGCTTTCATTCGATGCGTCCGGCGTTGTTATGTAGGGGGCAGGCTCGCCTGCCCCCGGTTATTGCCTACTTAAAAAGCCTGACCTGCTTTTTGAGGGTTCGAGTGCCTGACTTTGGCACATCGTCCACAGAAGCTATCAGCGAATCTAGCGTCGAAGCAAGCTGTTCTGCTAAATCCCTATCGAGCTCGACAATGTCACCATGACTTTTACTCAGTGAGCTTTCTAGGAGCATACGCAGATCGCTGACGTTCAAATGACCTCTAAGCATCAGTCTTCCTCGTCGCCCCACTCGTCCAGAATGTCAGAAATATCATCGCTTTCTGGTTCGGGCTCCTTTTTCTTAGAGACCTTTTTGGGCTCAGGCGCATCGTCGGCTTCTTCAACCGGCGCTTCAGCCTTGGCAGGCTTTTTGGCAGCGGGCTTCTTGGGAGCAGGCTCCGGGTTCGCAGGAGAGTTGTCATCAGACTCTTCTTCGCTGCTGTTGAACTTGCGCGGGCCTGTATGAGTCTTGGCGTCGCTGCTCTCCGAGCGAGCCTTAACCTTCTCCCACTCGTTTTCATCGAGGGGACGTACAGCGCGGAACATAAGTTTCGGCACCGGGGAGTTCGTGTCGAACTTGATCTCAGTGACAACCTTAACCACGTCGTAGCCAAACCCAGCCAGCTTGCGGACGTACTCCTGCAAAGACAGGTGCTGCTCACTCTCAACTTCACCGAAAATAGAAGTCGCCGGGATGTTCAAGCCATAAACGTCGCCGCTCATGTCACCCTCAAGGACAACCGCAAGACGGGCTGAGTACTTGCAGGCACGGCCACCGCCGGATGCAGACCCCTTAACATTCTGAGGGCAGGTGGCACACAGGGAAGACTGCGGGTTGGGGACGTTCTCGCTCGGTTCATTGCCGTCGTCAGACCAACAAGCCGGAGTCGCCTTGACGCCCTCTTTGTAGGAATCAGCGTAGAAAGTCCGTGCGTACCCCGGAGCCGACGCGACAATCACCAGCTTCATGGATCGGTCTTCGTTAGTAGCAACCTGCTGGTCGCCGACCATCATACGAAAAACACTACCCTTGATGCTGATCCATTTGACTCCACCGCCAGACGCACCAAGCGCCCGAGCGGTATCTGACAACTCTCCACCCCGCAGGTGGTCAGGCACATTAGCGGCACCCTCAAACATTCCGATTTCGTTGCTCATCACTGGTCTCCTAGATCGTAAATCTTCATTTGGTTGTTAACGTACTCAACAAGGCTCTCTCGTTTGAAGAACACCTTCTTGCCAAGCTGGACGAACGGTAGCTCGCCCTCCTTTCGGAGCTTGTGTAGCGCTGACGGAGATAGGCGCAAAAACTGCGCGGCCTCCTTGGTTGTCAGCAATTCCAACTCATTCTCGTTCACTACTTGTTACCTCGTCGAACTCGGATGGAATACCGGCTATCTGCGTTAACCGGCGGCTTGATGTCTGGATTGTTCTCCAGAAACTGTTTGAAGTTGCCTTGGTGGATGCGACGCTCTAGCAAGTCATAGCTGCCGTCCTGATCCAAAAACTTCGTAAAGGCATCCCAGTCGGGAGCCCAGTAACGGGTCTGCACGACACGAGAAGCGGTGCCGTGAGAGGTCTTGATGCTGTCCAGCCCGTGCTCTTTAGTCAGGTCGAGTAGCGCCTGCTCAATCTTATCGAGCTTAGCCTTGTACTCTGCATCCTGCTCCTCAAACTTGTGCTTTAGGTCGTTTCGCGCATCACGAAGGCGGACATACGCCGCGACCAGTTTGCTTGTGTCCATCTTGCAATCTCCGAAGCTGTTGTGGATTAGCCTTTTATCTCTTTCTCGTAAAGAGCAACCAATGTCTTCTGATTGGTTTCTTTTGATTCTAACGCGTCGTAAACCTTCTTTTCAACCTCTGATCCGTATATTTTGATGATTGTCATCTTGTTTTCTTGTGATGGCCTGTTAATCCTCTCGTTAGCTTGCAGCCAAGTCTCTACAGACGCAACAGGCGCGAACCACACAATAGTATCTGCAGCGGTTAATGTCACACCGTGCGAGGCGCTCTGTGGCTGCACGACAAGAACTCGCGGGTCGTCGCTCTCTTGGAAGTCTTTGAATATCTTAGTGCGGGCTTTCATAGACACTGACCCGCTGATAACTTCAGTGCTGAACCCATCCTTGCGAAGCCTCTCCGCGACAATATCAATCGCGTGCCGGAACGGCACGAAAACAATGACCTTATGGCTTGCCTCGTTAACAACTTCAGATACTTCGTCGAGTCGGTTTTTGGCGTCGAACTGCACAACCTCTTGATCGTCGGAGTAGACCGCGCCGCAGCTGATTTGCAGAAGTTTGTTCAAGCCCGCAGCTGCATGGACAGCGCTTATACTCTCGCCTGCCGCTTCAATCATCATCTGCTTTTTAAGTTGCTTGTAGTACTTCTTCTGTTGTGCGGTCAGGTCAATCTCACGGGTGACATACGTGACGGGCGGTAGGTCCAGACAGTCGGCTTTTGTGTATCGAATAGCGGGCTGAAGAGCGGCCTGCACAACCTTGGTCGAGTCGGGCGACGGAACCCACTTGAACTGGGTGAGTTTGATCATTACCCGGTTCTTCCACGACGTAAAGTAAGGAGGGACACGGTGCGGCACTGCCAGTTTGGCCAGCCCATAGGCGTCGGCAGGGCTCTGAGCCGCTGGAGTGCCCGTCAGCATCCACAGCTTTGTTTCGTCTTTGACTATTTTATTGAAAGACTTCCAGCGGCGGGTGGTAGCTGTTTTCAGAAAATTAGCTTCGTCGGCAACGATCAGGTCAAACTTGCCTTTGAGCTCATCTTCCATGATAGGGATGCCGTCGTAGTTTATGATGACGAACTCATAATGGCCGTTTATTACCTGTTTCCGTGTTTCAGGGCGACCGTGAGCTACAGCTGCCGTGCGGTGCATCGCGATCTTGAATATGTCAGTCATCCACGCCGAGTGCATAATGGAAAGCGGACTTACAATCAGCACGCGTTTTACATCGCCAATGTTCATCAGGTAGTCAGCAGCCCATATCACCGCACCTGTTTTGCCCGTGTTGCCGGACGCAAAAATGCAGCCGTTGCGGCGGAAAAGCAGAAACGTGCTTGGAACGCGNAAGCAGTATTTAAACCCATCAGTCGACGCTTCCTCCCACACAGACTCTTCGGAACTGCGAAGAGACAAGACGGGGGTGTCTCTCACTTGAACATTATATTCGGTCTCTGTGCGCCCTCGCCTACTCCGTGTATAGGCAGATACCCGCGCTGTTCTGCCAGTGCCAGCCATAGCATACTGAATAAAATCCGCTGACTGTCTGGAAGACGTGCTAAATCTGACACCCTTTGTAGTGCATGAGTCCCAGTGAACAACTTCGTCTGCGATGACCTGCAACTGAGGCTGAGTGGCTTGCCAAAATTGCCCGTCAAACACCTTAACTCTCATTGGTGCGTAGAACTTGAACACGTGAAAGCCCGGTGCTGAGGGGTAGTCAGGCACTGTCTCCGCATAATCAACGCCCGCATCGTGAAGCAACATTCTTAGCCGCTCGACTTTTCGCAGCTTCTTCAAACGAACAACGCAGTGCGTGGTTTGCGCGCCAAAATATCCATCAGCTATAACCGCTACCTGCAATCTTAGCTTGGCATCGGTGAGCCCAACCCCCGCACCCGAAGGGGCCCCAAACGTACAAGGCACGCCCATAGAGCTAAACGCTATTGAGTCTGTGCTGAGTTTAGGTGCGTGTGGGCGGATAAAATTCCCGGCATGGTAGTCTTTATGGCGCTGAAAAACCTCTGAAGCATGTAGAACTTCTTGTTTCCCCTTTCCGCGAGTCGATCTAGCCAAAACTCTGTGCTCAGGGCTAAGTAGCTGATCTATTCCGTATTTTGTTTTTAACCTGATCATGTCTGCGCAAGGCAACTTCACATATTCTTCGGGGTCTACAAACTCCGCTTCTCCTGTTCTGGGGTGGTACTGGGCAACTTGCCCACCTTGATACTCAGAAATCTTCACCCACCCGGTAGGGGATAGGTACTCTGTTTCTGAGTCCACGCAGCCCTGCTCTGAGAAGCAAAAAGCTCTGTTGTTGGCGGTCAAGAAGCTAGATGTCTGGCGTTGGTGGTCATACGGCTTGAATGCGCCGGGCCAGTCATAGTCTCTGAGTATCGGAGACGGGGCTTTGCGAATTCCCAAGTTGGCGAGCTTGCGAGCGTTTTCCAGCGTCCATTTAACGAGCACCTTGTCTATGCCGCTCTCGTCAGTGCCCATGTACCGGCTTTTGTCTATTGCTGTAGTGATTTTCTCGTGGCTGCGCGATCTGACCAACAAGCCGCGATCTTCAATGATTTCCACACTGCTGTCCTTGTTGTTTGCGTACGAGGGATAAACACCACATTCCACTTATGCGGAAGGGCGCAGACCAGATTACTTATCTTCGGGGGGAGGAGTCAATAGATGGTTCGGGGAGCAGGACTCGAACCTGCATTAGCGGCTTCAAAGGCCGCTGTCCTACCGTTAGACGATCCCCGACTTGAGAACTTATTTCATTCGGGCGGATTGGGTGCGGGCATAGGAGCGGTTCTTGGACGACGGCTTGGCGCGCAGATTGCTTCGCTTAGTGCTGCCGCCCTTGCTCAGCGGCTTCTTGTGATCAACGTCTTTCCCGTCTCCCTTGCTAACCTTGCCTTCTTTCATAAGTTTGTAGCGGCCACGGTTGCGCGCTGCCCGGCGAGCCTTCACCTCTGGTTTGCCGTCGTACTTACGCTCTTTTTTATAGTCCCGAGGATTTCTAGGCACTTCGCACCCTCCCATTAAACTCACACGTCTCGACCGGACACCACTTGCGGCACAGGCCGTTAGTCTTTGGCGGCCAGTTGTCGTGCTCAAACGCCCCGTCAAGCATGTCTGTTCTAGCTCGCCACTTCTCCCAAAGTTTAGCAGCCTCCGCTCGTTTGTACTGCCCTTTGACGACAACGTCGTGCAAAAGAAACGCCAGCGCGGCTTTGACTTCTTGGACTTCGGGGAAGTGTTCAAACAACATCAGAGCCATAAGCTCAAGCTGTTTCTTGTCAGGGTATTTGGCAGAGCCGGTCTTGTAGTCTACGATGCGTGCCTTTTCTCCGTTGACGATCACCAGATCAGCGATACCGCGCACCCAAACGTCATCTGCGTCAAACTCAGTGACCTGCATATCTGCAGTCAACGCCATCTTCAGCTCGACTTTCTTCTCGCCGGGAATCTTGTTCAGTGCATCCAGCGCAGGCTTAAACTTCTCCATGCCCTTGGGCAGCGGTTCACCTTCCCCAATATACTTCTCAGCAGCAAGGTGAACTTCAGTGCCGTACCGACTCTGCTCCGTCTCTTCAAACGGATACAGCTTAAGAACTTTCTCCGCATGGTACTTACGAGGGCACGTCTCAAAAGTTTTAAGGGCACTGAAACTCCATGCGTGTTGAGTCATTTGGCCGATCCATAATCGCTGGCAATATCACCTTCCGATGATGTTATCAGCTCAGGCCACCAATCCACACCCGCGCACATGATCTTCTGCATGAACTCAAGCGCGTCTTCCGCTTCGGCCTCGTCAACCACCAGTATGACTTCGTCGTGCACGGTATGGGCAATCTGGTAGCGCTTCTGAATCTCCAGCATCATGTCGCACAGTGCCTCACGGGCGAGGTGCTGAACAATGTTTTCAGTCACTTTCCCGGCGTATATCCGCGCCTTCTTGCGTCCATGGCCGTACACCCACTCGGTACGCCCGGTGTCCTCGTTAGTCTCTTCGCGCAGATCGGGGTAGCGGATCATGCCAAGCGGAGTTTTGATCCCGCCCTTGGCTGTCTTGCACAAGCCCCACGGGTCAATCTGCACACCATAATGGCCGTAGTAAATGTGTGACAGTGAGTCATGGCAGGTGCGCCAGCCCGATGCAATCCGCCCATACTCGTTACGCCACTTGGCTACAATTTGCTCTGACTCCTCAAGGCTAATATCAACACCGCCCATCAGCCGAGCCACTTTCTGAAACGCACCGGGGCCAGCACCAAAACCAAGTCCGAGGTGCGCGACCTTGCCAACCTGTCGCTCAGCTTTGATTACTTCATCCCATGACTTCTTATACAACTTACTGGCGAAGTCTTTGTATAGATCAGCTTCGTGCGGGTCTTGCTGGTAGAGCGCCATGCTGGCGGGCTCTTTCCATAGAAAATGATTCACTCGCA